TTCTTCTGTTGCGTAAGCGCTCGTTGGTTGTTGATAGAAACCAGAATATTCACCGGTAAGGGTGTTTAGGTCAGTATTAGCAAGGCCAGCTTTTTGCTCATACATTACCCGCAAGTTCGCACGTGCTTGCTCGATAGTTCTTCCACCAGTACCACCCTGGGCTAAACCTAACGGAGACCATTGTCCAGAAGAAGAATCATAAACCCCCCAACTCCCGTTAGTATGGATTTCAAAGAAACGATCACCAGTTGGACCATACATACGAGTTGTTGATTCATTTTGACCAAAGCGGCTTAATTCATCTCTGCGGGTATGACGTATCCATTGCGGGCCAGAACTTTGGCTGTAAATGTACGAATACAATGATTTTGTATCTGAACCAACAAATAGACCGGAATATCTTTTTGTTGACACTTCTGATCTAACTATATAACCAGAAATAAGATTATCCCCGGCACTAGACGCTACTGATGGATAACCTTTCGCTGAGATGTAAATCCTGATAAATCCAATATAACCTGATGGCTCAACAGAGATATCAGTGCAGGTCATAGCAACTTCACCAAGACCAATATTGTTACCAACAACGGATTGTGCCTGGTTGCGATAATTAAGTGCGTCCGCTGCAGATTTCGCCGCGTTTGTTTCACTGGATTTAGCATTAGTTTCGCTGCTCTTTGCTGCTGCCTCGCTATTTTTCGCGTTGGTTTCTGATTTTTTGGCTGCTGTCGCGGAGTTTGCCGATGCAGTTTGTGAGGCCGCTGCCGCCTGTGCGCTGTTATCCGCATTCGTCTCAGACGTTTTTGCGGCCTTCGCGGAATTTCCTGCCGCCGTTGCCGAAGAGGCTGCACTACTGGCGCTCGAGGCTGCGCTCGTTTCTGATGATTTCGCTGCCTCTTTTGAGGCCGCCGCATCCCGGGCTGAGGTGGCAGCTTCTGACGCTTTCGTGGTCGCGGTGGATGCAGAAGTGGCTGCAGATTTTTGTGACGCTGCAGCATTCGTTTCTGACGTTTTCGCCGCACCGGCACTGGTAGCCGCCGCGCTTTTTGAGGACTCTGCAGCGGCAGCACTTTTTGATGCTTCAGTAGCCTTTGTTGATGCCGTTCCTGCGCTGGAAGACGCTGACTGAGCCGACGTCGCGGCCTGCCCGGCTGATGTGCTGGCTGCACGTGCTGAGCCTGCAGCATCAGTCGCATGGGTTCCCAGAGCACCACGCTGGCCGACTGCTCCGCACGGGTGCATTCATTCAGTGTTTCCTGCCGGATACCCAGTCTGATTCTGTCGCCGCTCCACCACGAATCTGGATTTTCCAGGCCTCAGCCTCCTTAACAGGGTCAATCCACGGCATCACTGGTCCGGAATACACCGCGGTATACAGTGAAGAACGGTCAAGATCGCGGGGTAACCTGATAACACCGGATGCCACAGCCTGTTTCAGCCATGCACGATACATCGGGCGGGTGACGGCACCAATAAACCAGTCCTGCAGGATCAGGTAGCCATCAGTAGACTCAACCAGCTCCTGACGCTGGGCGCTGTAAGTGCCGTTATAGTTGCGCGCTGTACTGGAAAAACTCAGACGACTACCAGCCGCCACTGCACGCAACTGACCATTACGAAAAGTTTCAAGATTAGGATTGGGGCGATCCGACTTCACCATTCCGATTTCTTCGCCGGGTTTCAGATCGTCGTAAATAATGCCTGGCTGAATGGTAAGCTCGCGTTCATTCTCCTTGCTGCCATTACCATCCGGTTCATAGCTCTGTCCGTCGCCTTTCCGGATGTACATCCCCAGAGCAGCGGCGATCCTTGCTGCAGTCAGCTCAGAATCTTCATACTCTTTCAGGGCACTGAGGCGGATCAGTACACCGGACAATAAAGACGTCCCGCGCATCTGGTGCAGACGGCGAACAAATTTAAGATGCAGCATTCGCTCTGCATCCACTTCTTTGGTTTCCATCTGCCGTCCGGATACAGGACGGCTTTTATACACCAGATATTTTTCGGGACGCCCCCAGTCATCAACAAACACGCCCTGATTCAGCCTGTTGCTCTCATCACTGGTCATGGGAATAAAGTCCGGCTCGAGCGCCTCCAGCCAGAAATGAACACCGGCAGAAGGCGTCAGGCTGTTTATGCGCCCGGAAACCATCTGGGCAAACACCTCACCATCGCGCAGCCAGGTACGCAGCATCAGACGTTCCAGCATCGGGCGGGTAAACTGCCCGGTGACTTCCGGACTGACAGACCATTCACTCCATCGGGTGCGTATCTCCGCTGCCAGGTCACGGGCAATGGCCCCATTGCGTAATACCGGATGTGGCTCGACAATAATCCCGTTTTTCCCCACCACCCGTTCTTCCAGCTTGTCAAATACACCAATGACCAGATCGTGGTTGTTATCAAGGTAACGGGCCTGCTCACGTAACGACACGGCCCCGTACTGGCTTAACTGGTCGGCAGTTCGGTTCTCCCGTCGGGCTTTGTGTGTCCGCGTCGTTTTTACGGCCTCATAAGCCTGGATCACCGCTCGGGAACGCAGCCTTGCCGCTTTCCATCCTGGTGAAAAAACGCCAATCACATCATCAAGAATTGCCATCAGAACCTCGCCAGCCGGTACCCGGGATGCCCCCGTCGTCGTGTAATCAGAGCCGCAAGGCGGCGCTCCCACTCCTGCCGCCCCTGCCGGATCTCAGATAAGTTTTCCATGGTCATCTGCTGACCATTAAAAGTGACGGATTTTCCGTCCAGCACCGCCATTTCAGCTTCCGTATAACGCTGAATCATGGCTTCAATATCATTCTGATTCATAACCATCCTCCGGAAGTCAGCCAGGGGTTAACATCGTCAGTTACTGTTTTCTTCCGTTTTTGTTTTTTAACAGGCGTGGATACCGGTTCCGGTGTGGGTGACGGTTCGGTACTGTCCGGGACACACTCCAGCCAGGTTTCCCGGCTCGCCCACTCCGGTGCATCCGGCCAGCGGATCTTTTCGTATCCATGCAGAATGACCAGAGCCTCGGCATACACCATCAGGTCAAAAGCTTCGTTGGCACCGCGACCCGGCTTACTCCATTTCCCGTCACTGCTCCGCTCTTCATACGTCAGTTCGTCGTAAAACCAGCTCCCCAGCCAGTCAGGGAAATGCACATAGCCGGGACCTGGCGAGTCACGCCATAACGCGTTATTCACCCGGTCTTTCAGGGCATCCGTCTGAAGAAGCCAGAGCGGTACATCACCTGCGGCCTGCGCCCGTCGGCCCGTTCGTCCGGTGTTATCAGGGAATGTACGGGTGATCAGTTTTGCGCGCCGGATGCTGTCGCCCTTAAACAGGTAAATACGTTTACCAAGGCCATCACGACGGCAACGACGCCAGAATTTATAGGCATTATCAGTGACCCCGTCTTCACCGCCGGAGTCCACCGCCATTGCCATCAGTCGCATTTGTTGAGAAGGATCGGAGGCCAGCGGCCAGCTTTTATGAAAAACATCCGTCAGCAGGACATCCCAGTCTTCCGGATAGCTGGCCGGATCAATTCGCTGGCTCTCCCCGTCGCTGTCACCGCGCAATGACTGCGTGATGTTGTAACGATCAATAATCCAGCGTTCGCCACGGCTGCCATAGCCCGTTACCTGAACCACAAAACGGCGATGACGTCCCGCCTGCACATCCACTGTCGCCACAAGGAAATTAACGCCATCCGGCACACTGCGGGAAGGAACTGGCTCTGCCCGCTGCTCAAGCAATTCACTTTTTCGTTGCTCCATGCTGGCGCGGGGAAGATAAGGTAATCCCCAGTCGGTATTGATAACCGTCTTGAGTGTCTCTTCACTTCCGGTTGTCTCGTATTCCTGTTCTGCAGTAAGCAGTTTGTAAACGAGTTGCGAGAGTGTCTGATAAGCAGCTGCCGGCCCCTCCATCCAGAATGACGCAATACGTGAACGCCGGGGATCACCATAACGACTGCCATCTGCATTGATGGATTCACCATCCCGTAACCAGACCCCACGTCCGTTCAGCTCGCGTTTTTGTTCAGGCAAAATCCGTCCTGAACAGGAAGGACACTGAATATAAGCCGCCTCACTTGCCAGCACAGGATCGGCAATATCACGGAAACCAGCAACCACATCGCCGCAGGGCTGAAAATACTCACCACAGTGTGGACAGGGCCAGTACCAGCGACGGCGATCGCCACGGTTATAGAGCGACAGGATCCCCGTGGTTGGTGGAGCCTCATGCGGTGAAGTCCGTCGCCATTTCACATCCTTCACATCCCTGCCGGGGGAACTCTCCACCAGCGTCATACCACTGGACATAAATGTGGTGGTACGTTTTGAGGCAAGAGAGAAGGCATCCCCCTCACCATCAATATCTTCCGGAAAACGGTCATAATCCGTCAGCGCCACGCATTTATAATCTGATGAAGACATGATATTGACTGACGGCCAGCCGATTTTCAGGTAGTTGCCAGCAAGGAATGTTCTGTCATAAACGTTGTTGTCATTTTTGTTCGGACTCAGGCGACTGACCACTTCCGGGCTGACGCGAAACGTTCTGGCGAGTCGTTTTTTGGAGTGTTCGCGGGCTTTTTCCTCCGTCATCTGAATGATCAGCATATCAGCAGGATCGCAAATCACGTTGTAAATCACCCAGCCGTCAATCAGGCCGATAGTCTTGCCGGTTCGTGCCGGGCCAACAAATATCACTGCGTCGTATTCACGCGAGGCCAGGCAGTTCATAGGCTCAATAACATACGGTGCCACCAGCGGATCCCACGGGACTGAGTTCCCTGCCCCCATGGGCACCCGCATATACTGAGCAACGGCATCAGCAACCCGCATTCGTCTCGGTGCGCGAAGGATATAACCTGAATCGGTTCGTGCTGCCTTTGCGGTTTCCTGATTCAGCATTACTCCTCCTGCTGTAATTCCTCCTCATCATCCGCACCTGCTTCGGTCACCCGCAGGGCTATCTGATCGCGCAGATCATCAATAATGGACTGAACACGGCTCACAGCAGCAGGCTGCAGGCCGCAGTCACGTTCCAGAATATCCGGTAATGTCTCCAGCACCTGCACGACCGCTTTTGCCCAGATGGCAAACTCCCGTCTGACATCACTGGCCGGAATGAGTTGTGCCGTTTCCTGTTCGAACTTAAGACGCTCACGTTCAGACTGATACCAGGCTTTGCGTTCATGTGGATCCATTTCGCCCTCAGCAACCGGCGGTGGTAACCCCATAAATTCAGTCAGAATATCGGTCAACCGGTATAGCTTGAGTTTGTCATGTCCACCAGCGGGACGAATGTTTTTCAGTCTTGCCACGACAGTCTGGCGGTGCAGACCAGATAAAGCCGCCAGTTGATTAATATTCAGCACCAGGTTTTTCAACTCATGATCCATATTTCCTCCGGAGAGCTTTAAACATGCATCGTGCGAACAACTTTAAGAAAACGCGTTCGATGTCGAACAAAAAACACGCAATTCGACATACAAAAAACAAATAATCATTAATAATCAATAAGATGTAAAGATGATGGTGGCCGATAAAAATGCAAAAACTAGCCTTTTTCCGCGACGCTCCCGCCCCGTGGCAGGCCACCCCACCGGGAGGACCCGTCAGCCTGACAGCTCTGACGAACGTCTGATACAACGCCTTGCATGAATGGCATCGGGATAATCCAGAAAGGCATAGCATCGTGCCCACAAGAATCTGTGTAAGTGTCCTGTTTCTTCCACCCCCGCACAGGACTGGCGAGCATGAGGGACAAACCCGCGAACCATAAACGCGGTAAAAACCCGGTGTGCATCGTTTTTGATTATTCCCGCACACTCTCGCAGAAGGAGTTCCCCGTCGGGCTACGGTCTCTGTTAATACGGGAATACGGCGACGATACAGCGCATGATGTGTCAGGCTTGAATACCTTTATCCGTTAAAAGGGATATCAGTTAAATTATCCCGTGTAGGGTATAAGCCATTGTCAAAGACACTCGACATGGAATGGGCTTTGTAATAGCAATAAAAAACCGCCCGGAGGCGGCATTTCAAGTGTGACGTATGTTAGATCAAAAACTTAAATACTAACTGTCGAATTTGTTTCGTAACTCCGGCGACAGTGACGACCACCAGTTTATCGCTTCAAGTGCTTCTTTCTCTATATAATTTTTTTTATAGAATGCTTGCAATTGAGGTAGCACATTATCATGTGAGAATGCCTCTGAAATTTTGAAGTCTGCACCTAAGTGCATCGCTCCCATTTTCAATACCTTGAGATACCCATGGATTTCAGCATGTTTTTCAAAATCATCTAATATATTCATTTCTTCATCCTTTAGTGAGAGCGCTCAACATACTACATACTACATACTACATAATGCACTGGGTGACGATATAGTTCTGCAGATAACTAATCTGTTTAGTCACTGTGACGATTCGCTCTCTAAGGGTGAAATAATCCCGTTCAGCGGAGTCATTAAGTCGGGGGCTGGTAACATCGCCCAAGCTGCCGGTGCTGGTCGCTCCATTCGCGGGACATCTGGCGTTGAAGTGCAGCCCACACTTGCCAGTGCGAACACAACGCTGCAAATCATCAAGCTGCTTTTTAGCATCAGCTAAGTCCTTCGTGTATTTGGCATCCAGAGCCGCTACATCACGCTGGCGGATCTGCATGTCTTTGATGGTGGCGTTCGCCAGTTTCAGTTCTCTGGTGTTTTTGTCGCGCTGCTCTTTGTAAGTCATGGCGTTATCCCGGTAATGATTAACAGCCCATGACAGACAGACGATGATGCAGATAACCAGAGCGGAGATAATCGCGGTTAATCTGCTCATTTCTGCCCCCACAAACAGACTTCACGCTCAATCTCCCGACGAGTCATCAGTCCTTTCCATTGCTTACCGCCAGCGTATGTCCAGCGACGTAGCTGATCACACGCACCTTTGATATCGTCCCGGTTGATTTTGCGAAGAAGCGTCGATGTTCTGAAATTTCCAGTACCCACGTTGTAAACGAACGAGTAAAGAGCGCCGCGCGTTGTTTCCGGTATATCGACTTTGATGTACGGGTTAATTTGTCTGGCGACCGTGGCAAGGTCTTTATTCAGGAGGGCTTTGCATTCTGCTTCGGTATACGTTTTACCTAGCATGATGTCTTTTCCGGTGTGTCCGTAACATACAGTCCATACGCCAACGATATCTTTGTATGGTATGTAGCTGACACCTTCCAGGCCATCGTCACCACTTGGGCCAGTGATTAACACTGATGCTATAGCAATTGCTCCGCCACCAATAGCAGCAGCAACTGCTTTTCGTAATGATGGAGGCATTATTCACCTCTTGCAGCCTTGCGCTTATCTTCTTTAATCTTGAAATAAAGGTTTGTCAGGTACGTCAGCAGGCCAAATACCAGGCTACCCAGCACACCTATTGCTGCCCACTGTGAGGGCGTGACTTTATCGAGCAGCTGTAAAAACCAGTAACCGGCACTACCTGCTGAGGTGCCATAGGCGACACCCGTTGTTAACTTATCCATGGATTTCATAACCCCACCTCGCAGATGCGGGTGCTGTGTAATGGAAATAAAAAGGCCACCTGACGTGGCCACCAGATTATTTCCCCACCAGCTCGTTTATCTCTTTCACTGTCTGGTTAAACCGCTCTGACTCAAGCTCAACACCTAAGGCCCGACGCCCCAGCGCCATTGCTGCTTTTATTGTGGAACCGGATCCCATAAAAAAATCAGCAACCAGATCACCAGGTCGACTACTGGCATTGATTATTTGCCTGAGCATATCCGCCGGTTTCTCACACGGATGTTTACCCGGGTAGAACTGAACGGGTTTATGCATCCAGACATCGGTATAAGGCACGGAGACTGATACGGAGAAATAGCGCCGGAGAGATTTAAACTCATCCAGCAATTCAGAATATTTGCGATTCAGTGAATCATAAGATGCCACCAGCTGGTGGTGTGGTTGTTCCAGTTGTTGTTCCTGAAACTTCTCTGCCGCTATACGGGAAAACAGTGCCTGTAACTTCCGATAGTCAGCCTCATTCGGCAACTGCCACTGACTGGCACCAAACCAGTGGGAAACCATATTTTTCTTACCTGTGGCTTCGGCAATTTGTTTTGCCGTTATACCCAGTTCGGCACGAGCATCCCTGAAATACGATATCAGCGGTGCCATTATGTGCTGTTTGAGTTCCCTTTCTTTTGCCGCATAGCCGTCACTTTTGCCGCGATATGGCCCCTGGTAATGTTCAGCAAACAGAACGCGCTCTGTGGCAGGAAAATATGCGCGCAGACTTTCTTTATTACACCCATTCCAACGTCCGGACGGCTTCGCCCAGATGATATGGTTAAGCACGTTGAAACGTTCACGCATCATGATCTCAATATCAGATGCCAGGCGATGCCCACAGAACAGGTAAAGGCTTCCGGCAGGTTTTAACACCCGCCAGAACTGGGCCAGACAGTGGTCCAGCCACTTAA